GGACGGAGCATCTTCGGTGCGTCTTGTACCTTCTTGGTTACCTCGGGCTTCTGCTTCTGGAGCTTCGCATATTGAGCCGCCATCCACAGCACCTGAACCTGTCGGGAGTCGTAAGCCTGAGCTAACTCTTGGTCAGTGAAACCCACTTCTTTTGCAAAGTCGCGGATTTGCTTCTTAACCTCGTTGCTCTTCTTCTCATCCCCGTATTCAGGAATAACCTCAGCCACGCGCCTTGCTTCCTGCTGGAGTCGCTGCTGGAGTTGAGCCTGCTGCTCGGCGAATCGCTGTTGGGCAATCCGCTGCTGCTCGGCTTGAACCATCGCAAGCTGCTTCTCTCGCTCAGTCCGCTCTGCTACCTTGACTGCGTAACCAATGGGGTCAACCTCTTTCAACGCATTGAGGTCTTCCCCTTCGTTCTGTTTACTCAAGAACTCTTCGATCAGGTTTAGTCGCTGCGAGTAGGCATCCCTCGCTTGCTTGGCCTGTTCAATGGCGGCCCGTTCTGCTTCGACAGCTTTACGCTGCTCCGCTACGGACTGACTCTTTTTGGTGTAGTCCAGCCCCTTCTGATACCCGTCCACCAGTTCATCGAAAGTGACTTCCCTTTCCTCGCCTGCGGCTTTCACACGGAATCGCTGCGGTTCGGGTTCTGCTTCGACTTCTTGGGTTTCCAGTTCCTCGGGTTCGGACGCCTCGACTTGCTCCTCGGGTTCTGGAGTTTCAGGAGTGGCTTGTTCAGCTTCCGTTGGCTCCATAAGTCCGAGAAACGCGCCTGCGGCTTCGTTCACCGACATCGAAACACTCCCTTGCGGGTCGGTGTCTGCCATTTGAGTTTCCTAAGTTTTACCTGGGAGCGCCAGGCCGCTTACAGAATCTTCCATCGCCGCTTGACCAACTGGTCGCTAGAAGCTATGGAAGAAAAGTGTCCCATTATTTCATCAAGTACGCGCAATTTCAAATAGCATCGCTCTCGAATGTCAATGTCCATCTCATCCGAGTTCGTTAACTGACTTATCAGGGATTTCCTGATAGTGTCTATTTCTTCCTGAAACCACTCATCGTTCAGGAGAGTTTGAGCGCGTTCTGCTTTGTTCATTTGCCGGTTGTTGAATCTACATAATCAAGCAGCATCCCACCGCCTTGGCCGAATGCGGGGATGTCAGCGAAATCCAAGAGCATCCCATTGCCCCGCCCAAAGACCGGGATGAAGTTTGCGTCTCCAATTTGGCCGAATGTGCTTCCGATGGACATATCAACCAATCCAGGGATAAGGCCTCCGGTCATTGACCCAGAGTAATCCCTGCCAATGACCGTCCCGCTAATCGGATCAACAATTGAGGTTCCTTGGATCACGCCGCCGGTGTTCAGATCAAACCCAGGCTGGGCTTGGTTGGCGAGAGGATTGGTCGCCTGACCGATTACAGCACCACTAATCGGATCAATGATGTCTCGGCCCTGCACCACTCCACCAGTGCCCAAGTCATACCCCATGCCGGGTGCCACACCGATGACTGCACCGCTGATCGGATCAACGATGTCTCCACCCTGGATTACGCCACCAGTTGCCCGATCAAATGTGCCCTGAGTATTGCCAATCACTGAACCGCTGATCGGATCAACGATATTGCTGCCGACATACACGCCGCCCGTATTCGGATCGAAAGTGGCGGTGTTTCCGGTGGTTTGATTGGTACTCAAAAGGCCTGTGCCGCCAACAGGACCGACCCCAACAGAGCCGCCGCCAACGGTATTCGTTACGCCACCGCCTCCGGTGTTCTCAATGTTAGAACCGATGGAGCCAAGTGCGGCCTGGCGGGTCGGAGCCGCTGGAAGTCGCTGCATCCCATCAGGGGCAGAGAAAAGCAGAGGATTTACCGTGGCCAAGAACCGACCAGCACCATACGGCCCTTGAGGGTTGAAATACCGTGATAGGTACTCGCTAGTCGTCATTGGCATGACACCAGTAAATCCAGGCTGCGTTCCAGGCGTAAAAGCTGGCTGCGTTCCAGGTGTGAATCCAGCCCGTTGAGCAGGGTTCGTGGCCAACTCCATACTCTCTGGCGAACCTAAGATATTGGCCCGGATTTGGTCTGCAGAGAAGTTTGAACCCAGATAAAACTGAAGCCCAGCCTTGTCTGCTTCGCGTCCAAGAACATCACGATAAATCTGCCGCACCTCTGCTTCGGTGGCTGGTGTTCCGGTAGCGTATTCACGAGCAGCCATACCCTGGCGCTCAGGGGAGGCCAGAAGAACCTCGCGGATCTGCTCAGGAGAAAAGTCTGACTCTAGGTAAAAGTTCAGACCAGCCTCATCTGCCTCTCGGCCCAGAATGTCCTGGTAAGCCGCTCGAACATCTGCTTCTGTTGCGGCATTGCCTGTGGCGTATTGTCGAGCACTAATTGCCTCATTCTCAGCGGCCTGCGCAGCAAACTGCCTTGCCTCAGCAGAGTTTGCGATGTCGTCAGCAATCAGACTCAAGCTGAAATCTGGATTTGAATAGAACTCCAGCCCAGCAGCATCAGGCTCACGCCCGAGATAAGTGCGGTAAAGCTGAGTGATTTGTGCTTTGGTTGCCATTGCTTACCCCGGAATCTCTACATTGGAGGAAATGCCTGCGCCGAGCTTGGCCGCTTTGAGTTGGACCTCGGCCTCGAACTCTTGGCGCTTCAGCTCCAGTTCAGCCGCCGCCTTCTCTCGTGCCAGTTGGATCTCTGCAGCAGCCTTCTCCCGTTTAGCCTGAATATCCGCCAATGCCTTCTGACGGTCAATCTCCAGTTGAGCCTGGGCCTGCATCATCATCGCTTGGATGGCTGGATCAGGTTGCTGTTGCTGCGGAGGAGGATTACTGAGAGCCTGGTCAATCTCAGGCGTGATCGGCTTGAAGAAGGTCGCCGAGTCCTTGAACCCCGCTGCCTCAATCATCCTTCCAAGAGTCTCACGGTACTGAGCTACAGAGACCAAAGGATTAGCCGGTCCAAACTGCTGCAGGATCTTCTCTTGCTTGTCGAGGATCATCGCAAGCATAGCCATCTGCTCTTGACGGTTGCCCGTTCCCAACCCGACAGAGATGCTCACATCGTATTGATTCGACCACTCACGGGGGTCCATCGGCACATACTCACCGCGCATCCGAATCAGGCGTGGCTTGTCTTGGTACTTGCACAGAAGATGCAAGATTCCCTTGAACAGAGTCTTAACACCAGTCTCAGCGAAGATCCGAGCGATGAGTTCCAGCTTTCCTGACGAAGCACTTTGGAATGCAGCAACCGCAGTGGCCGTGACATTCTGAAGGATGTTCGGGTCCAGACCTTGGCTTGCGTCAGAAACACCAGTTCGCTTGGCTTGGACTTGATCCAGATACTCCAACATCGGGAAGGCCTGTTGAGCCACCGGCTGCACGGACATCGGAACCACTGCATTGGGGTTCTTCATCCGTACGATCCCGCCAGGAGTCATGGTCGAGAGATCGTCCAGATTGACCTGCCCCTCCACAGCGCCGACTCGTGCGTTATTCGTCAGATACAAGTTATCCAACATCTGCCGAGTGATCGTGGACTTCTGGAGTTGAAGATCCATCGTCTTATCTGCGAGAGACAGACCATAGAACTTGTGAGGAACAGGAATCGGGCACAGAGCATGGAACGGGATGTAATCCGTCTCGCGGACCTCGAGAATCTTCGAGCCTGCATACCAGACTTGAATCAACTCGGCCAGGCCATCGTTGTCCATGTCTGCACGGACATAGCACTCGTATACCTCGACCTCCTGCATAGAAGGATCGTATGACTCCTGCTCGGATGGCTGCTCGCCTTCAGAGAATCGCGCCACTCGCTCAGGGCTGAATGACAAATCATCGTAAGTCGGCAAGTTTTGAACGGTCTCCCAATCGAATCCCATCGCAACCAGATCAGAGCGCGGGATCAGACGGCGGTGAGCCGTAAAGGGAGAGTCCTCAATCGTCCTGGCGTGCTTGGAGATCAAGAACTCCTCGGGCGGGACATTGACGATCTTGACCGACCCGACCTTGTTCTTCTTCTTGACCTGAACGGTGTGGGTCGTGTTCATCATCGGCATCCCATCCATCCCGATCATTGGCTGACCGTTGGGATCGAATACCTGATAACTCACCGTGTCCTGGGCGATGATCTCTTGTGTCTGGTCTGCCATCAGCATCACCAGCTCATCATCACTTAGACCCTCGTAGGTCTCTTTGATTACCGAGACTGAATCGTCCCAGTAAGCCTTAATGACTCCGACCTTCTCAAGGAGTGCGTCCTTGAACCAGTCGTGCATGATCGCAAACCCACGGTTGTCCTTGTAGAACACCCAGTTCGCGTAATCAGTTGCTTGCTTGGCCCCGCGCTCATCACCAGGAGAAACAGGCTCAAACCTCACCACATCATCAGATGCGGTGAAGATGCGGATTAGCTGAGGAAGCGCCCCATCAATGACCTCGGCAACCTCTCCCGTGACGATCTGGGAGCGGCCCTCGACCTCATTCCCGTACGGATAGCGAAGGTAATACTCCAGCGCCCTCGTGCGTTGTTCGGTTGTCTCCGTCTGGAGATAGCCGATTGCTCCGTCTATTTCGGCCTCGAGTTGTGCTTTCAGCGCGTTCTCGTTCATGTCGTTCCTCTAACGCCTTAATGCGGCGTTCAAGTTCAGCTATCCGCTGCGGGAGATTTCCTTGGGTTGAGATCCACATTACACGATCCACCGAGTATTAGCCCTGAGCGGTTTGTCCCATTGGGAAGTCTCGCTCATTCCAACAGCCAAGTACCGGAAAGCATCCGATGCGTGGCTGGCCCAGTCGTGAAGTGGCTTGTCGTAAAAGACATTCCGCTTCTCGTCAAACTCTCTTCGGTAGTTCCTGAGTGCGTCCAAACCCTGCCGTACTTGAGGGACATTGAACCAGCACTTTGGCAAGATGCGCCTGACTGCCTGAATCCCGTCTGCTACCGATAGTCTCGGTGCGACAGTGATCTGTAGGCCAGCCTCTTGGAGCATTTCCTTGCGGCTGCGTCCCGTGCCGAGTTCCCTGACCTCCACATCGTGAGGGAGGATGTGCTCGGCGGTATGCCACTTGTTCTCTCGAATCCAGTTGACATACCAATCCAATCCGACCCCGTGATTTTC